TGGGCGCGGAGATGTGTATAAGAGACAGGAAAAGTCAGAGGAAATCATCAATTTCGCAGAGGAATTGACCATTGCAGAGGGCGAAGAAAACGAGCATGTGACCGCATATCCGTTCCAGTGCTTTATTTTAGGGTCACTCAACGGGTGGAGAACAAAGGAAAAATCATACAGACGGTTCAGAACGTCCTATGTGCAATTAGGCAGACAGAACGGAAAATCGTTCATCAACGGTATTTTGGCATGTTATTACGGGAATTTTGACGGGTACAAGTACGGAAAAATCTTTTGTACGGCTACCAAGCAAGACCAAGCGAACATCGTTTTTGACGAGGTCGCAAAATTCATCAATTCGGACGAGGATTTGTCGGAATGGTTCAAAGTGCATGACCACAACCACACGATTGACTGTCTGTTGACACATTCGGAAATCAAAGCGTTGTCCGGTGATACAAAGTCGCTTGACGGACACCGTGCGTATTTGGGAATTGTCGACGAGTATCACGCACACAAGACGAATCAGATGTACAAGCTGCTTGAGGGAGGTATCAAGAAACTCAAGTCGGCATTGATTTCAGTCATCACGACAGCAGGGTTCGACCTCAAATCACCCTGTTATAAATTGTATGAATATTGCTGCAATCTGTTAAAGGGCGTTTTTGAAAACGACAGTCAGTTCGTATATATCGCACAGATGGACGAGCATGACGACAGATATGTTCCGGAGAACTGGATAAAAGCGAATCCGATTCTTGAATTTGACAGAGATGCTCTTGAAAACCTCATACCGATTGCACATACCGCCCGTGATATGGGCGGGGAGGACTTGAGAGATTTCCTCGTAAAGCAGTTAAACATGTGGATGCAGTGGTCAAATTCACTGTATATCAAGGACATCGCAAAATGGAAAGCATGTGCCGTTCTGAAATCGCTCAAGGATTTCAGAGGGTCAAAATGTTATGTCGGGGTCGACCTGTCATCCGGAGGCGACTTGACATCAATCGCAATCGTGATTCCGTTCATGATTGACGGAATAAAGAAATATTTTGTACACACACATTCGTTCATTCCGTCCTCAAGGGTGGACGAACACATCAAGACCGACAAAGTACCCTATGACGTATGGATTGAAAAGGGTCTTGTAACAGTGACCGAGACACTGGGAGGAATAAAGACAGATTACAAATACATCATCAAATATCTTGAGGATTTGGTGAAAGAATACGACCTCAAACCGCAGTTGATTTGTTATGACCCGCACAACGCATCGGCGTTCCTGTCAGACCTTGAGGCATTAGGATTCGATTCAATCTCTGTCACACAGACAGCGAAAGAGTTGAACGATGCGACGGTTGATTTCAGACTTGAGATTTTGGCGGGCAATGTGGAAATCGAGGGAATGGAGGTCGGAAAAGAGGGAAACAAGATTGTTGTTCCCGCCGATGGCTTGCTTGTGTGGTCTATCGCAAACGCAAAGACAATCTCAAACAACTATGGCGAAATAAAAATTGACAAAGACATCACGACAGAGAGAATCGACCTGATTGACGCTATCATCGACGCATGGAAACATGCAATGAAAGAGGAATACCGTCCGGACATGAACGAAACTGTCAATGAATGGCTTGAACAATTTGAAAAATACATGAGGAAAGGCGGTGAGTAATAAATGAATCCGTTTCAAAGAGCCGGAGTAAAAATTTCAAATTGGTGGAAAGGCGAACCACAGGACAGCGGAGGAGCGGTATCGTTAAATTCTCCGTCATTCCTTGAACAAGTAGGACTTGACGGCACAAGAACAAAACCGACGGCAGAGGTCACATATTTCACATGTCTCAAGATGCTGTCGGAGACTCTTGCAAAAATGCCTATTAAATATTATCGAAAAACAGATAAAGGCATTGTCGAGGCAGAACCGACGGAAACATCGAGACTATTGACCAAAAGACCGAACCCGCTTATGACACCAACGACATTTTGGAACACGGTTGAAATTAACCGCAACCATTACGGAAACGCTTATGTGTACATGAGAAAGAAGTTTGACCGTAAGAAATACGGCGGTGAATTTAAAATTATTGATTTGTGGGTCATGCAGTCAAATTGTGTGCAGGTATATGTTGACGATGCGGGGATATTCGCAGGAGTGGGGCGTTTGTGGTACGTCTACACAGACCCGACATCCGGTCGCCAATATGTGTTCAGCACAGACGAGGTCATGCACTTCAAAACATCGTTCAGTTTTGATGGAATTACAGGACTACCAGTGCAGCAGATTCTAAAAGCAACGGTTTCGGGAGCAGCCAAGTCACAAGAGTTCATGAACAGACTATATGAAAATGGATTGACTGCAAAAGCAACTCTTGAATACACGGGAGAACTTGACCAGAAATCAAAAGAGAATCTTATAAAAGCGTTTGAATGGTTCGGAAGTGGAGTAAAGAACACGGGAAAAATCATGCCCGTTCCGTGGGGGATGAAACTCACACCTCTCGACATCAAACTGACAGATTCGCAGTTCTTTGAACTGAAAAAATACAATGCACTGCAAATCGCCGGAGCGTTCGGGGTGAAACCGAATCAAATCAACGACTATTCAAAGTCGTCATACAGTAACAGCGAAATGCAGCAGTTATCATTCTACGTCGACACGGAACTGTTCATCATCAAGCAGTACGAGGAGGAAATCAATTTCAAAATGCTGCCGGATGAAGATGCAGACGACGGATATTATTACAAATTTAACGAAAAGGTATTGTTCCGCACCGATTCAAAAACACAGATGGAATATTTGAGAAACGGTGTCGGGGGAATGATTATCAAACCGAATGAGGCAAGACGTAAACTCGACATGGAAGATGCGGAGGGAGGCGATGTCCTGCTTGCGAATGGCAGCATCGTTCCGTTGACTATGGCGGGAGCAGCATATTTGAAAGGTGCATCCGAACCGGATGAAACCGAAGAACCGGAGCAACCGGAAGAAAAGACAGAGCCGGACACAGAGCGGCCGGACACAGCAACAGAACCGGACGAAACCGACGAGGCAGAGGACGAGGATGAACAGGAGGGAGGTGAATAATCATGCCAAAGAGACGTTTTGATTTCACAAAGAAGAATAAACGCAGCGGAAAAGTCGAAAATGTCGGCTATTTGGATTTAGAGCAGGACGAGGAACAGAGCAGATGTTCCTTGTATTTCTACGGTGACATTGTATCGGCAACATGGGAATCCATGTGGTACGAGGAGGACAGATGCCCGCAGGACATCGCAGATTTTCTCAACCAGTTAGATGGCTATGAGGACATTGATATTTATTTCAATTCCGGAGGTGGAGACGTATTTGCAGGACTGGCAATCTATAACCAGTTAAAACGATACGACGGACACAAAGTCGGTTATGTCGACGGAATGGCTGCATCCATCGCATCGGTCATCATGTTCGCTTGCGACGAACTGCATTTTGCAACAGGAGCACAAGCAATGATTCACAAACCGTTGTGCATGGCATACGGCAACGCAGACGATTTCAAGGCAGTAATAAAACAGTTGAATCTCTGCGAGGATTCAATCCTTGACGTTTACATGGAACATGTGCAGGAGGGTGTCACAAGAGACAAGATTCAGAGCCTAATGAGCAATGAGACATGGTTCGACAGTAAGAAGATGCAGCAGTATTTCAATGTCGAAATCGAAGAAAAGGCAGCAGTCGCAGCGTGTGCATCCGACTATTTTGAGAAATACAACAATATTCCGGAGGCACTCAAGGGAACTGAAAAAGAAAACATTGTCGATGCGGTGCTTGCAGAACTGGAAAAGAGAAACAGTGCAGCAGCACAGGCAGAGGAACAGAGAATCGAGGCAGAAAAGAGGGAGATTCTCGATGATTTATACCTTTACGGTATGTAAGAAATGGAGGACAGAAAGTCATGAATAAGGAATTACAGAAGTTATTGAAACAGATTAACGACAAGAAAAATGAAGTCAAGAGCCTTGTGAACGACGGAAAACTCGACAAGGCAAAGGCAGCAAAGGAAGAACTCAAGGAGTTACAGAACAGATTCGACCTCCTCTATGATTTGGACGAGGACGAGCAGGGCGGTATTGAGGATAAGGTCAACAAAGGCACTGCAAAGCAGGTCGGCGGTGAGAAAAAGGTTGACAAAAAGAACCTTGTGAAAGCGTTCGTCAACATCGTAAAAGCGGGATTCCTGCACAGAGAGGCAGACGAGGCAGATGTTGAGGTGTACAAGAACGCACTCACATCCGACACAACCGCAGGAAGTGAGGGAGAGGTCGGAATCGGCGTGACTATTCCGGAGGACATCCGAACAGACATCATCGAACTGCGTCGTTCATCCGACAACCTTGAGCAGTATGTCAATGTTGAGGGAGTTGTGACAAAGACCGGAACACGAAACATTGAGGTCGATGCAGAATCAACACCGTTCGACAACGTGGACGAGGCTGCGGATTTTCCGGAGATGGACGAGCCGGAATTTTTACCGATTGAGTACAAGGTCAAGAAAAAAGGTGGAATCCTCAAGATGACCGCCGAACTGCTTGAGGACACAGCAGCCAACATCATGGCGTACATCAACAAATGGATTGCGAAAAAGACAAAGGCAACCCGTAACGCAATGATTCTCAAGGTACTCAACGAAATGACAAAGGGAAAAGAGGTCACAGTGGAGAACCTCGACAGTCTCAAGGACATTTTCAATGAGCAGTTAGACCCTGCGATTGCAGAATCCTCAATCGCCATCACAAATCAGAGCGGTTTCAACTACCTCGACAAGTTAAAGGATAAGGACGGAAACTATATTTTGCAGAAAGACCCGACACAGCAGACAAAGGGAAAGATGCTTTTCGGAGAATACAGAATCGTGAAACTGTCAAAGAAAACACTCAAGTCCACACCGATTATGAACAGCGATGGTCATACAATCGACGGGTACAAGCATCCTGTTTTCTGCGGTGACTTGAAAGAGGCTATCACACTTTTTGACAGAAATGTTCTGACAATCGACCTCAATGACAAAGGTGCGGGGTTATGGGATAAGGACATGACAGGTCTCAAGGTTCGTGACCGTTTCGATGTGCAGGCAGTTGACAAGGATGCAGTCATCAAGGGTGAAATCACAGAGGTTGTCAACGGGTAACAAGGCAGCAGGGCGGTGAATCCGTCCTGCTATTGAAAGCAGGTGAGAAATATGACGGACGAAGAAAAAGAGAAATACAGAGACGGTCTGATTGCAACATGCAAGGTATATTGTCACATCGACTATGATGACGACATGGAAATCCTTGAATTGATGTTTGATGTGACCATGCAGGAAATGACGGAACTGATTCCGAATTTCGACCAGTACAGCCTCACAAGCCGTCAAAAGCTGCTTGCATTTATATCCGTGAAAGAACTCTACGACAACCGTGACAAATACCGGAGCGACACGAAACTGCTTGCCTCTGCTGCCTCCTCAATGCTTTTGAAAGAAATATACGGAGGTGCAGCACAATGACAGGCAGAATCAAGATAATTCGCAAGGTGTCGAGCGTTGTTGATGGCAGACGGCAGCAGGAGGAAACGGAGTTTTATTCCTGTTGGTGCGAGGTCAAGAGTTTGGGAACAAATGAGAAATACACAGCCTTGCAGACCGGACTTGAAAACACAATCGTTTTTGAGACACGAACGTGCGACAAGATGGAAGAAATCCGACTGAACTTGAAAGAGTTCTATGCGGTGTACAAAGGCGTTGAGTTCAAGATATATGATGCGTCTCCAATGTTCACGGACGACAGGAAATACCAGTTGAAATGTAGAGCGGGAGCATAGTGTCATAATCTGACACCGGAGGGATGTGATGAAAATTGAAATGGAATTTCAAGGCTTGAAAGAACTCATGAAAGCATTTGAGGATGCAGCAAGCGACGAGGACATCCGAGCAGTCAACAAAAAGATTGTTGAACAGGGGGAACCAGTCGTGAAACGCATTATGTCGGGGAAGATTCCAAAATCGGCAGATATAAAGTTGAGCGGTCGAGGATTCGGCTCAAAATCATCGGTCACATCACACGCAGCGGACAGCGTTCCACTGGGGGCGGTCAAGGTGAAAGACACCGGAGCGTCAGCGGATGTCGGATGGGAAAAGTCGGATAATAGTGAACACTTTTATGTGAAATTCATTAACTGGGGAACTATTTACAGACCGCCTCAAGAATTTATCTATGCGACAGGGCGTGAGGCAGATGCGGAACTGCAAAAAATCGCAGAACAGGAGTATCAATCCTATTTAGATAACACAATGAAATGAGGTGATAGCGTGAACAGTCAGGACATCATAAAAGACGCATCGGATGCGTTGCAGCAGATTTCAGACAGGGGAATCACTGTCATGCAAGGGTGGTATGACAAGGACATCCATGAAACACATGTGACCTTGTGGGATTTGGGAGAAGTCGACGAGAACTTTTCGGATGATGATGCGGAGGGAGTGACACTGTCATTGCAGGTCACTATTTTTTCGGAGAGTGACGAGGTTGAACTTGCGAGGGAAATCAAGAAACTCATGAAAGAAAAAGGCTTTTCGTTTGAGGGCAGGAACGGAGACGATTCCAAACCGGAGGACGGAATCTATATGAAAGCACAAAGATTTTCAAAATTTTATGAAATGGAGGAATAGACATGACTGAAACAGTAACACCATTAAGCGAAACAGTATCACAGATTGTTAGAAGTAGAACATGCGGTTGTAGGGATTTCTACATCGCAAAAATCACACAGAATGATGCAACAGGATATGTTGCGGGAACTCCGGTGAAACTGGCAAGAGCAATCAAAGCGAAAGTTGATGAAAAATGGACTTCTGAAAAGATTTACTCCGATGACGGAACGGAGGAGGTCATCAACTCATACGAGGGAACAGAGGTCGAACTTGAGGTCAATGCACTTGCACCACAGGACAGACAGATTTTATTCGGGCAGTTATACGAGAACGGTTTCCTCATTAAGACAGCCGACGACAAAGCACCGGAGGTCGCTGTCGGATGGCGTGAGAGAAAACTGAACGGAAAGTATGATTTCAAATGGTTATACGCCGGAAAGTTTGCAGAGGGAATCAGTGAGGAGGCAAGCACAAAAGAGGGCAAATTGTCTCCGACAACAAAGAGCATCAAGGGTTTATTCTACGAGAGAAGTCTTGACAATGCGTATGAGATTTCGGTCGATGAATCAAATCTTGTGAAAGAGAACACAAAGGCAGCAGAAGCAATCAAGAGTTGGTTTTCAAAGGTGCAGGAAAAGAACGACGCAGCAGCGTAACAAGGGATATATAACAGGAGGATAAACCATGAAAAGAAAAATCATCATCAGCAACAAAGAGTTCACAATGCCGAAAATGTCGATTGATACATACACGGAGTATCTCGATATTGCGGAGCAGATTGACACACATCCGAGATATACAAAACAGGACATTGAAATAATGGCGATGTTTGTCTGCAAAGCATACGGAGACCAGTTCACCGTTGAGGAATTAAAGAATCCGGAGACCGGACTGGATGCAGCAGGTTTGATTCTTGAGTTCCAGTTCATTGACACAGGAATCGGGGAAGAACTCACCAAACGCATGGAGAAGATAGAGAAAAATTTTCAGAGTGGCAAGTGATACCGGAAATAGAGGTCACTTGCAGCGGGAAAAGATATTTTATCAACTCCATAACAGTGGAGCAGTACAAAAAATATATCAGTCTCATGGAGAAAAACAGCACGGAAAAGATTTCCGGAGTGATGTTTTTCAACACAAAGATAGTGCAGGAGTTATTCGGAAATGAATTGACGCTTGCGGAAATCGGGGAGATTGATGTGATTGATTTTCTAACGGCAATCAAGACGGTTCATTTTGTGATGCAGAACATAATTGCAGAGAAACTATTGAACATTGTCGAGGTTGAACAGGTGGAGAAAGAAAAGTCCGCATTTGACGAATACGACCGTGAAAACGGGTATGAGGACGAGCCGGAAGAACCGGAGGAAAATCAATGGAAAGTCTGCGGGGAGATTGTCGACCGTGTTGTAAAAATTGCGATTCGGCTTTTGAAAAACTCATACAGTCAGTGCATGAAAGAAAACATTGTCACGTTGTTGGAATACTTGCGTTTTGAATTAGACACAATCAACGAAAATCAGTAAGAGAGGAGGCGACCGAATGGCTTATACAAGCGTCAAAATTTCTGCAAATTCAAGTGATTACCAGTCACAAATGAAATCGGCAGCAGCACAAATGAAAGTCCTGTCTGCGGAATATACGACGGCAGCAACGAAAGCAAAGTTGTTCGGTTCGGAAACAGACAGCCTCAAGGCAAAAGCCGAATCGCTCACTCAAAAAATCACGGTGCAGAAAGGCATTGTGCAGTTAAATAGTGAGCAGCAGGAAAAGTTGACAAAGAAACTGTCAGAACAGAAAACAAAGCAGGAGGAACTCAAGGGAAAGATTGACGCTGCGAAAGAAGCCTATGCAAAGTCGACAGAGGAGACGGGGAAGAACTCCGAGCAGTCAAAAGCCTTAAAAGAGGAATTAGACAAACTCGAACAGGAGTACAAGGCAAATGAAACAGCAATCGGGAAAACAGAGACGGCTCTTGCAAATCAGACAGTAAAGACAGAAAAGTCAAAGACTGCCCTCATGAATATGGAGGCAGAACTGAAAAATGTTAATGAGCAATTAAAAGACAATAAACTTGAAAAATTTGCGACTGCTTGCGATACGGCAGGAACAAAGATGGAGAGTTTCGGAAAGAAAATGTCGGTTGTCTCTGCCGGAATTGCGGGCATTGGTGCAGCATCAATCAAAGCATTCACGGAACTCGACGAGGGTTATGACACCATAGTAACAAAGACCGGAGCAACCGGAAAGGCACTTGAGGGGTTGACAAAGTCTGCGGATAATGTTTTCGGAACAATGCCGGAGGATATGTCAACGGTAGGCGAGGCAATCGGAGAAGTCAACACAAGATTCCACACAACAGGAACGGAACTTGAAAAGACCTCAAAGCAGTTCGTACAGTTTGCATCAATCAACGGAACAAACGTCACACAGTCAGTTGACCAAGTTGACAAAATCATGAAAGCATGGAACGTCGATGCATCACAGACAGGAAACCTGTTAGGATTGCTCACGGCAAAGGCACAGGAAACGGGAATCTCTGTTGATACATTAGAGGGATATGTCCTCGACAATAACGCACAATTCAAAGAAATGGGATTGTCGTTGCCTCAAGCAATCAATTTAATGGCTCAATTCGACGCAAACGGTGTTGATTCAACTCAAGCAATGGCGGGTCTGAAAAAAGCATTACAGAACGCCACATCAGAGGGAAAATCAATGGACGAGGCGTTGTCAGATACTATCGGCAGCATCAAGAACGCAAAGACAGAGACCGAGGCGATGCAGATTGCAACGGAATTGTTCGGAAAAAAAGGTGCTGCGGAAATGACAAAGGCAATTCGCGAGAACAGAATTGACCTCACCAGTCTTTCGTCATCAATGGAGGAATACGGTTCAACAGTCGAGGACACCTACAACGGAACACTCGACCCGATTGACAATGCAAAGGTTGCAATGAACAACGCAAAACTGGCGTTGTCGACACTGGCATCCACAGCACAGACATCCGCAGCACCTATGATTGAAAAATTGACCGGAAAGATTCAAGAGTTGACAAAATGGTTTACGTCGCTCTCTCCGGCACAACAAGAAACAGTCCTCAAAGTCGGTCTTGTGGTTGCTGCTATCGGTCCGTTGTCAATCGGATTCGGAAAAGTGGCAAAGGGAATCTCTGACACGGTAACGACCGGACAGAAATTTGTGTCCGGAGCTGCAAAGATAATCGCAAAGATTACGGCAAAGACAGCAGCCACGGCAGCAACGACCGCAGCAGATACGGCATCGACCGCAGCCACAGCAGCCGGAACAGTAGCGACAACAGCACACACGGCAGCAACGACCACGGCGACCGCAGCAACGACAGCGTTCGGAGTAGCGTTGAAAGTTCTGCAAACGGTCGGAGTTGTGGCAATTATCGCAGCAATTATCGCAGCAATAGTTCTGTTGATTAAAAACTGGGATAAGGCAAAAGAAGCCGTAACAAAATTATGGTCGCATATCAAAGAAAAATTCAATGCAATCAAAGAGAGCATCACGGGAGCATTCACGAAAGCGAAAGAGGCGGTCACGAATAAGGTCAAGGAAATCGGTGACAGCATAAAAAACAGCACCATAGGACAAGCAGCCTCGAAAGTATTCAACGGCGTAAAGGACACAGTTCATAATGTCATGTCGGCAGCGACCGAAACGGCAAAGGAAAAACTGGGGAACATGAAAACCGCCTATGAAGAAAACGGAGGCGGTATCAAGGGCGTTGTTGCTGCCGGATGGGAGGGAATCAAAGGATATTATTCAGCAGGATTCACATTCGTTGATAATTTATCCGGAGGGAAACTCTCTGAAATCAAATCGAAATTCTCTGAAAAGACATCGGAAATCAAAACAAAGGTTTCCGAGGGTTGGGAGAATATGAAAACCACCGTCACGACAAAAATGACGGAATGGAAAACCAACGCATCGAACAAACTGAATGAAATCAAGTCAAATTTCTCGACAAAGGTTTCAGACATCAAGTCCAATGTCTCGACAGGTTGGGAGAATATGAAAACCACCGTCACGACAAAAATGACGGAATGGAAAAACAATGCAACGAATAAATTGACGGAAATCAAATCCGGATTCTCCTCAAAAGTTTCAGAGATAAAATCAAAATGGTCGACTGATTTCACGAATATAAAGGACAAAGCGACCTCCCTCATGGAGACCGCAAAGTCCAATGTGTCAACAAAACTCGACCACATGAAATCCGCATACAGTGAAAAAGGCGGGGGAATCAAGGGAATTGTGTCTGCTACGTTTACGGGCATAAAAGACACAATGAACTCTCTCATGGGTACGGCGAACACTCTGACAGGTGGAAAACTTGACAGCATCAAATCGGCATTCTCAAGCAAATTAGCGAGTGCGAAATCGACCGCATCGTCTGCGATGGAGAGCATCAAATCATCATTCTCCTCAAAGATGGAATCCGCACACGGAGCGGTGACAGGTGCGTTGTCAAGAATCAAATCGGCGTTCAATTTCAAATGGTCATTGCCACACTTGAACCTGCCTCATATTAGCGTGAGCGGAGGGAAAGCACCATACGGAATCGGAGGAAAGGGTTCGCTCCCGTCATTCTCGATTCAGTGGTATAAATCCGGCGGTATCATGACAAATCCGACTGTGTTCGGAATCAACGGCAGCAGCCTCATGGTAGGAGGCGAGGCAGGCGACGAGGCAATCTTGCCACTTGCAGAATTTTATAACAAATTGAACAACATCCTCGACAAGAAACTGGATGCAGTTCAAAAATCAAATATTGTGTATGTGACGAATCACACATACATCGACGGAGACGAGGTTGCAAGCAGAACCGTGTCAAGGGTTGATGCACAGATGGTCACAGACAAAAGGAAAGGGAGGTAAAACAAGGCGATGAAGATAAACGGAACAGACATCAGAGCGTACAACGCAAAACAGTTGACCGCCGATGTGCAGCCTCCCTCAATCATGAATAATTATGAATGGTTGTCGGGAGCAACACTCCCGACAGAACTTGAGACAGATGTTCAGATGGGTCATTTGAAACTGTCAATCTATTTCAAGGGCAAGGACAGGAACAGCATCATCCGTTCTGCGTCAGAATTTATGATGAATTTCACAAAGCCGTGCAGGTTGGAACTTGACGGCTACAAAGGAACATATATCGGGTTCATCACATCAAATGACTATGAGAAAAAGAATGTGAAACAGAGGTACGTCGTAAACGTGGAATTTGACGGCTTTTTCGTCGATGACGACCTCTCAATCACATTCGACGGGAAAACCTCCGCATCGTTCTATAAAGTGGGTACAAGAGACACTCCGTGCGTTGTGGAGGTATATGCAAAAAGCACCTTGACGAATTACACAATCACCGGACTGGGAGAGGATGACATCATCATTGAGAGTTTGGCAGCAGGAAAGACGGTTGTGATAGATGCAAAGACAGGACTTGTGACAATCGACGGGGCAAATGCATTCGACAAGGTGAACATGTGGACGTTTCCGGTATTAAAGACCGGAGAAACAGCACTCACATTCTCCAACACAAAGGCGAGAGTGACTATCAGATACACGCCTATGTGGATTTAGGAGGTGAGAGCATTGCAGATTTTTAACGACAAAAAGAAAAGAATCGGAACATTGTCCGGATTCAAGGACAGGGAAATCACCACGACACTGGATTCCGGAGACAAAGAGTTGTCGTTCAGTTATCCGGCAGCGGGAGCGTTGGTTGACCTGTTAAAAGAAGAATATTATATACACACCAAAACGGACGAATATGTCATCAAAGCAGTTGAAAAGGGAGAACAATTCAACAAATACACAGCAGTTCTCAATGTCGAGGAGTTGGAGGGAACAGCGTTCCCGTATGGTTTTGAATCACAGGAGCAGACAATCAAGGCATGTCTTGAGTTTGCATTTGAGGGTACGGGATGGCATGTCGGAATATGTACCGTCACAAAGAAAAGAACCATCGACGAGCAGGAGAGTGTCACCGCATGGGATGTCCTGCAAAAGTGCCTCACAACATACCGCTGCGAGTGCATCATCCATTCACTGACAAAGACAATCGACATATATGACCGGATAGGCAGCGACAAAGGGTGTTATTTCATGGAGGGGTTGAACCTCCGGAAAATATCATTGAAGTCGGACACATACGATTTTTACACAAGAATCTATCCGATAGGCAAGGACGGCATCACACCGGAATGGTTGACCGGAAAAGATTACATCGACAATTTTCAGTACAGTTCCAAAATCAAGGCGTATGTTTGGAAAGACGAAAGATATACCAATACCACAAGTCTGATTGAGGATGCGACAGCAAAGATTGAGGAAATGTCAAGACCATACAAGGCATACACCGCAGAGGTGGTCGACCTTGCGAAAGCGTCAGAGGAATACAAAGACATTCTCTCATACGGAATCGGAGACACGGTCACACTTGTGTCAAAGAAAACGAGGACGAGGGAAAAGCAGAGGATTGTCAAAATCACAGAATATCCGGAATCGCCGGAAAAGAACACGGTTGAGATTTCCAACGCGAGAAAGACATTCGCAGAGATTCAGAAAGAGGAGACGGCAGCAGCCACGGAGGAGGCGGTCTCCATCTCAAACAGGGCGACAAAGAAAGTCCTTGAGAGTTATTCGACCACGGAGGAAATAGAAACCAAAATCACGGCATCAAAAGAGGCTATTGAGGAGGGCGTTTCCTATAAACTGAAAAATTATTATACGCAGGTCGAGATGGATTCGTTGATAAAAGCGACAAAGGATGAAATCTCACAAGAGGTCAAACATGTGGAGGAAAATTCGATGCACAACTATGTTGTGAACGGAGATTTTTCAAACGGGTTTGATGATAATTGGTACAACAATGACGAGACAAACAACTCCGTGATGGATGTGTCCGGTTTGGGTACGGTTGCAAAAATACTGAAAACATCCTCAAGCAGTTCCTATATACGGCAGAATTTAGGGAAAATACCTGCGGGAACATATCGTGTGAGATATAAGGCAGCAACAGCAGCAGGGTACGAAAGCACGGCAAGGGTGCAGGTGGGGGCGTTGGGAAGTTATTCAACGACATCCTCCGGAATGTTAAAGAGCAAAGAGTTCACGACGATTGAACGTGAAATCACGGTATCAGAGGGAACGAAATATATTTACATTTACGCATACACACAGAACGCACCCGTGTATATCACGGATATTGAGGTATTAGGACTGTATTCATTGTATGCGGATGCAAAGATTCAAGTGACTGCGGAGGAAATAACCTCCGAGGTCAACAAAAAAGTGAACAGCGATGATTTCGGAACACTAATCACACAGAACGCATACAATGTCCGAATTGCATTTAATAAAGGCAGTTCGTACATGCAGTTTGATTCGACCGCAATCACGATGTACACCGGAACGATTACGGATAACCAAAAAAGAACACGATTTGACTACAACGGAACTCATTTCTATCGTGACGGATATTATGTCGGAAAAATCGGAACGAACACGATGAAAGACAACGACAGTCAGAGAGGACTTGTTTTTGATATTGAGTACAACACTGCGTATATGTCATGGTCAAATAAAGAATCGCAGAATGCAGATGTGTACACGATGAAATGGTCGTACTGCACACAGCAGTGTGGGAATTACGAGGCGAACATGCTACATGCAGGGGCAGACATCAACATGCATTTCTTCACATTAAGGAATGTAAGTTTTGAGGATGGCTCAATAAGTGGAACGCTAACATTCAAACAACCTTTAGAAGTAGGCAGCGACGGGAAACTGACAAAGTGGTCAACGGCGACGCTTGAGTTCAAAAGAGGAATATTAGTGTCCGGAACATGGAGCAATGGATAAAACAGGAGGAAAAGAAATGCAGATGAATGACGAAAATATTCAGACAGAGGAAGTCAAACGAGCAGCAGAACCGGAGTATAAAATTCCGGAAGATGCTACCGACAACTCAAGACCAAACGAAACAGCAGAGGTTGTGACGAGGGAATCAGCAGAGGAGACAAACACAGAACTCTTGCAGAGTATTGACAAGAAACTTGACATGCTGCTTGCAGCACAAACAGCGACACAGGCAGCAAAGGAGGAATAATCATGAATACACCGCTTGCAGTAAGAATTGAATGTGCAAAGGGAGAAATCCTCAACGCCATGGAGACGATACAGAAAAGACATGCATTGCCTCCGTGCATCATGGACGGAGTTTTGTCCTCCGTACTGGCAGAGGTAAGGAGTGAGGCAAAGATTGAACTCATAAACTCAACAAATACAATGATGGCAGAAAAAAACGAGGAACTTGAAAAGGCAAAGAAAGCAGCAAAGAGAGTTCTGAAAACAGAACCGGACGAGGAACATCCGGAGCAGGATGAACCGGAGAATCCGGAGGAATAAGAAGTAAACACCGAGAGGAGGTGAGAGCATGGCAGCATTGACGAAACTGACAACGAACATCAATCTTGAAATGTCCGGAGACACCAAAAGATATTTGGTATCTGCAAAGCAGGGAGACAAGGCAACACGATTCATTGTCGCAAGACTGCTCAACAACGGTGAACCGTACGCAATCCCGACGGGTGCGAGAGCGGTCATCAACATCACAAAGCCGGACGGAAAGCATGTGTATAACACATGTTCATATTCCGGTTCGGATGTGACAGTCGAATTGACGAATCAAGCACTTGCAGCCTCCGGAACGGCGTATTGCGACATTGAAATCCGGACAAGCGATGATTCACAGGTTATCACATCCGCATCATTCACAATGGAGATTGAACCGTCACAGAGGAATGAAAATGCTATCTTGTCAGCGAATGAGTTCACAGACCTTGAGAACCGGATTGCAGGACACATCAAGAATATTGATGACACAGATGCAGCAGTCAAGAAAGCGGAATCCGCAAGAGTGACCGCAGAGAATGCGAGAGTGAAAGCGGAACAGGCAAGGGTGACGGCAGAAAATAAGCGACAGCAGAATGAAAACACCCGCATCCAACAGGAGCAGCAGAGGCAGCAGGACACCTCACAGGCGGTCAAGAATACGAACGATGCAACGGATGAATCCAAGAGGGCGACAACAGCCTGCAAAGAGGTCACAGAGCGGGCAGAGGACGCATTGCAGAATCAAGAGCAGCTTGAGGCGACATTGAACACGGCGACACAGATTCGACAGGATGTGTCACAGATGCAGACAGCAGTTGCAGAGGCAAAGAAACAGGTCGAGCAGGACAAAAAGGATATTGATGACACGATTCAAAATTCACTGCTTGCATCGGCAGAGAAAATCCTTGAGAGTGTGCAGGACTATTTCAACCGTGCAGAGGCGTTATATTCGAGCATGTATCTTGATTGTGACGGAGAAACGCCGTATCTGCGAACGGTGACACCAGTATTCATTGACGGAGCAACGCCACAGGTCAGAAATGCGAATGAGGGCGTTGATTTTGACGGAGGAACGCCGACCTCCCGACAATTAGCAGTATAATTCCATGATACTGGAAACAGACGGCGAAACAAACACAAAGGAGTGATTGTGTGATATATTCCATAATCACGGAGCAAAGGAGGTTGAACAATGGCAGCAATCAGACCATGCACCGGAACAACGGCAGACTGGAAAGCAGTTGAGGACACTCTGATTCTCAAAGAGAGAGAAATCGGAGTTGAGATTGACACATCCGGTCATTATCAAATCAGACAGGGAGATGGTAAAAAGAAATTTTTTGACCTGCCGATTATCGTCAACAATGCCCGTTATGAGGAAATACTGACATTGACACAGGGATATATGAACACCGTGAACAATTTCAGTAAGAACATGACGGAGGCGACGAACAGTGCAAACGGTGCAGCAGCAACGGCAAACAATGCAGCGTCGACAGCGAGTGCAGCAGCAAAAGCGTGTCAAGGCATTGTGAACGGTCTCAACACTATGGTTGACACCGTCACAAAGAAATCATGTGTCCTCACGGTTGAGGATGGAATTTTGACGATAAGGGAGGCGTAAAAAATGGCAAGTGGAGACTTGATTGTAAAAGTAGCAGACAAAGACACACTCGACCGCACATATGCGAATACAAACGCTATACTGGCAGCAGTCGGGGAAGATGTAAGAATAAAGGGTGTAAAGCGTTACGGAATGAAAATCAACAAAAATGACAGCAATCCGGCGACACGATGCACATATCTTTTCGATGCGGTGGGAATGACACCCGCTGCGATGAATTATTCTGCCGGACGGTTCGATTTTGGAGACTGGGGAAACGTCTTTTTTGTAAAGAACAATTATCCGGCAATGGTCAAATATGACGGTACAGAAGATTATAAACTCGACCCGAACGACCACACAAAGAAAGCAGACGGAAAAACGGCATCCGATGTCTCAAACACGGCATACGGAGGAAATGCAATGAGTGTATTCGATGGCAGCGGTGACAAGGGCAAGATTTGGCTCTCACAGTTTGAAGTCGGAAACTATGAGTACATGATTATTTCAAACGTCCAGTACGATGAATCATACAACGATGACGCATATGTCAGAGAGGACGGTTCACATGCGGACAAACTCTATTTCCCGATGTTTGGCGGTTCGTATGATGGAACACGCATCCGCTCACTTGCAGGACAGGCACTCATGTATAACACAAACGCATCAACAGAGATTGCAAGAGCAAAGGCAAACGGTGCGGGATGGAATATCGGCTCATGGAGCAAACGAAACCTGTTGAATTGTATGCTCAAGATTATGTCAAAGACAGACAATTCACAGACTGCATTCGGACAGGGTCAGACATCCGGATATGTGAACGACGCATCACAGAATTACGGGCATCTTGCAACCGGAACACTCAAGGACAAAGGACAGTTTTTCGGATATAACGACACAACACATGAGGTCAAAGTGTTCTACATGGAAAAACCGTGGGGCAACCGTTGGGATAGAATCAACGGTCTGTTGATGGTAGGCGGTGAAATCCTTGCAAAGATGACACCACCGTACAATCTGACAGGAAAGGACTTTGAAAAGGTCGGAATCACATTCACATCATCCGGCAACGGTTATCAGAAAGGAACAAAGTCAAGCAGATTCGGACGCATTGTCAATTCAATAGGTGGCAGCAGTAGCACATACACATGTGACTATTTTTGGTGGAATGCCGGAATTACTGCGGTCGCCCTTGTCGGCGGTGTCTGTAGCAATGGCGAGAGCTGCGGTGCGGATTGCTTGAGTTTGAACAGTTCTGCGGGCGCTGCGTACTGGAACGTCGGTGCGTCCGTTTTCTTAGAACAGCCTATCGCTGCGTAAGCAGCAGGGGGAGGAACGGAGGGGGAACGCCTCCGCTATTCCCGCCGTTAGGCGGTGTGGTCGTTTTTAGAAAAATGAATATAGGGATATAGGGTGCGGTGTCGGGCGGTGTTCCTGCTCCCTGCGGTCGCCCTTGTCGGCGGTAACTGTAACAATGGCGAGAACTGCGGTGCGGATTACTTGAATTTGAACAATTCTGCGGGCAATGCGAACTGGAACATCGGTGCGTCCAATTTCTTCTCATATCGGAGCGTTTAATCAAATGCAGCCTATATCCCACGCCACAAGGCGAAAATCATTCCGGATATAGGGTCGGTTGAGTAAGCATCCGCACAAAAACCGATAGGAGATAAGAAAATACTATATGAGAAGTTACAACAACCTATATGAACCAATGTTGCAAGACGACTACATAAAACAGCGTTTTATAAATGCATCCAAAAAGAAAAAGAACAGGAATGATGTGCGGGAGGTATTAGAGAATCTCGATGAACACACAGAACTCTTGAAAAAGATGTTGACAGAGGAGTTGTTCATTCCGGACTATCACAAACCGAGCATCATCAACGAGAGCAGCAGCAAGAAAACACGCCGTATATTGAAACCGCATTACAAATATGAGCAGGTTATTCATCATTGTGCAATAGGTCAGTTCAAACCGATTGTGATGAATGGATTGTATGAATTTTCCTGCGGGAGCATACCGGACAGGGGCGTTCATTACGGGAAAAAGTACATGCGGAAATGGCTTGATTCATACGACGGGAAAAAGTTCTTTGTTCTCAAGATGGATGTACACCATTTCTTTGAATCCATAAACCGGAGAATCCTCAAGAGAAAACTCAAAGCAGTAATTCGGGATAAACGGTTTTATAGATTACTCTGCATACTGATTGAACATGACAAAATAGCACTCGTTGCAAAGATTTTGACGGATGCAGGTGTTGAGATTGATGCAGAACAGACAAAAACGCTTGTCGGGTGCATAGCATTTGACGACATCTCCGGAGCGTTGGAGGTCTTGAGGGAAATCGGCATCGCCGGAGCAATGTTCGAGGAACTGAAAATAATTATTGAGGAGATGCGAAAAGGCGTTCCGTTGGGATATTTTACATCACAATGGTTCGGCAATTTTTACTTGAAAGCACTTGACCACTACATCAAGGAGGAACTCCATGCAGAACATTACATGCGATACATGGATGACATGGTGATACTGGGTAAGAGCAAAAAGAAACTGCATAAGATGCACAGGGCAATCGAGACATATCTGAACGACAACCTTGACCTTGAGATAAAAGGCGACTGGCAGGTGTTTAGATTTGAATATCCGGTGATGAAAGACGGGAAACCAGTGCTTGACAAGAACAGAAAGCAGGTCACAAAGGGGCGTATGCTTGATTTTATGGGATTTCAATTTCACCATGACCGGACAACTATCCGGAAATCAAACATCGAGAGTGCGAGACGCAAGGCGAACCACATCTCAAAACAGGATAAAATCTCATGGTATAACGCATCGGTGATGTTGTCATATATGGGATTGTTCAAACACACGGACACATACAACTATTACATTGAATACATCAAACCGAAAATCAATGTCAAGAAACTCAAGAGGATAGTTTCAAAGCATAGCAGAAAGGAGAATGAGCAACATGACAGACTGGAAAAAGGTGACAGGAACACAGCCGGAACGTCCGGAGGAAATCGACAGGACATCGTCTCCGTCAACGGTCTATCTGCGTAAGAACATCGAGCAGGTGGAGAAAGAGGTTGAGGGAGCAGACGGAAAGATGCAGACCGTGACCGAATGGCAGTACGACGAAAAGGAAATGACGGTCGAGGAATATGAGAACATGGCTCTCATGAAATCCGTCGTTGAGGAGAACACATCCGGAATCGTCGAATCAGTAACACAGTTTCAGAAAGATGCGGTCATCGACGAATACACCGCACAGTTAATCGAGGAGGGTCTGATTTAATGAGAATACTTGTTGAAAGCCTGAAAAGAATGTACACAGTCAAAAAAACGCTCACAAAGGAGCAGGTTGCCGAGAGAGTGGCAAGAGGTAGCATTTCAGCGGACGAATATGAATACATCACAGGGGAGAAATACTCCGGCGGTGATGCAGAATGAGTCCGCTTGAAATAATCTCACGATTGTGTGATGTGACGGAGAATCTATCCGCAATCGTGAAAAAGCAGCAAACAATCATTGAACAGTCGAAAATCGAGGAGACGGTCAAGGCAGAACTCCGGCAGGATGTAGAGGAGACAGACAGGGAGATGGATGTTCTCGAATATCACATGCGGAAATACTGCGACACCGACGACATCGAGGCGACAGAGTTCGGAAAGGAGAACGCCGTTGACGATTGAGATTTCCCTGTTGCTCTCCGGAGTATCTGTTGCGTTTGCGATTTTTTTCGGTATCTGCTCAAAGCAGAGAAATGAGAAAAAGGACACACAGGAAGATGCGGAACAGAGAGCAACAACCGACACGATGGTGATGGTGAAACTTGAGAACATCGCAGACGACCTCAAAGACATCAAACGGGAATCGAGAGAGAACCGTGAGGAGATGAAAACATTGAGAGAGCGTGTTGTCATTGTGGAACAGTCACTCAAGAGTTATCACAAGAGACTGGACGGAGAACAGCATTCCGACCGATAACAGGAGGGCAGGAAACGGGCAAGAATCAACCTCACAGAAAAGAGGCAATACATGAGAATGACAGAACAGGAACGTCGCATCAGAATCCGGCATCTGAAAAGAATGTATCGGATAAGAGAGCGAAAAGAGAGACATGACAAAAAGGTGTCCGGTCTGTTCATGAAACGTGTTGTATTCACTTTGATTCTTGCAGCATTTATCTTTACAGTCGTGATGATATTTGTGTTTTTACGGATGGGTTCAGAGCCGTCGACACTGATTGAGAATGTATTCAGATTTCTTTCAGTTGAGGGCGGTGCAATGGCACTCATTAAGTCCGTGAAAACGGTCAAGGGAACAAAGTCAAACGGAGAAATACAACACAATGACGAACCGGAACAGGATGACGAGGAGGTACAAGGATGAAATACATCGTCGAGAATTGGTTTGTGATTGTGGGTCTGATTGCGGTATGTGCAGCGGGAGGATATGCAGTATATGTTTTCGTGAAAATGCCGTCAGACAAGCAGTTGAACAAAGTGAGAGAATGGTTGCTCTATGCAGTCACAAAGGCAGAAAAAGAACTGGGAGGCGGTACAGGTCAAATCAAGCTGCGTTATGTATATGACATGTTTGTCGCAAGGTTTGCGTGGCTTGCGAGAGTGATTTCTTTTGAGGCTTTTTCGATGATGGTCGACGAGGCACTTGAGAGAATGAAAAAGATGCTTGAGAGCAACAAAGCGATGCAGACGCTTGTGAGCGGTGAGGCAGGTGAGGTCAATGAGTAAAATCGTAGACTTTTTCGTGCAGAACGCAAGGACAATCGGGATTGTGTACGTTGTGGGTGCGGTCGTCGTATTTTTAGCGATGACAGCGTTTTACATTTGGGTCGACAGGGCAAGCAAAAAGGAACAGGAGCTTTACTACGACGAATATTATTATCCGGATGACAAATTTGCGGAAAGAATGTCGGTGGTAGTATGGTTCATTCTTTCATTGGGATGTGCGATTTTATGGGTCGGTATTCCGTTACTGATTTGCGGGTTGATTGTGTACACAGAACTTGAGGAACATTGTCCGGAACTTATGGGAGACATGACGGACAGAAACACAGAAGAATTTGACAAGGAGGAAAACAAATGATTTCAAATTGCGGACATGATGAAAATAACAGATACAGCGGAGGAAAAGCAGGAGACCAGACAGGTACAGAGTGGAGGGTTATAAATTGGTATAACAGACCGTGGAAATGTGTCCTCCGTCATCCGGATGCAAAGGTCAGAAAAATGATTGCGAGCATGGCAAAGGCAGC